GAGATTAAGTTTATGAAGATCCCGTCTGACATAATCAATCCCAGTTTTGTGTCTGACTTTGAATATAAAGCCCGTGGAACTCACGAGACACCTTGGTTTAATGCAGGACAGTCAGAGGTTGATAAGCTGGCATTGAACTTGAGAGTAGAAGTACAGGATTCTTCTTCAACAGAGAAGGTAACTGTCTCATATGCAACGGATTACAGTGAGTCGGCTTACACCTCTATGGGAGAGATTACATCAGACGGAATAACTACCTATACATTTGGTTCATCTGCGGGCACTACGTTTCGGGCAATCAAGTTCAAGCTGGAGTTAGCCCGTACCACGAATACCGACACTGACAATTATAAGAAGAAGACTCCTGATGTCGTTTCACTGACATTGGAATGGAGAAAGAAGCTGCCTGCTAAGTGGGGCCATCAAGTACAGATAGACTTGAATAAAGATTACAAGGGCAAGAGTCCGAAAGACCTGAGATCTGCCCTGTTAAGTGCTATTGAAAGCACAACGCTTGTTGAGTTCACATTCAGGGACGATAGTGGCGGTACCCGCAATTTCTATGTAGACGTAGCTTCTGCTACCGGTATGGAATACAGCGGATATGATGAACGCGGGGCGACTACGATCAACCTGGTGGAACCATGATCATTGATATCGGCACAACTACAGTTTCTACGGCTGGTACTGAGCAGCAGATATCCAACACGAATAACAGGGTACTGTGGATCAAGGCAAAGGCACTGGCTGCAAACAGTGGTATAGCCTATCTGGGCGTGTCAGATGTCACATCAACTAACGGGTATGAGTTATCTGCCGGTAACGAGATCGAGATAAACTTCAAAGATGTAGGTGGATCTGTAGTGTTCTCAAGTATCTATGTGGATGTTGCCACAAACGGAGACAAGGTCTGCTGGGCCGTGATACTGGATGGCTGAATATGGCAGGGAAGGTAAAGCCGGTAAATGACTACTCAACAGGCCACTGTGCCAGATACATGGAAGGGCAGCGATGTGGCATATGTGGCATATGAGGCACTTATACGTGCAGGCAAGGAACCCGGCAGAGATTTCAGCTATCAATCACGTACCCAGGGAAGGCGGTTAGAGAGTAGCCTTGAAGTAGACTTCAGTTTCCAGAATCCGCCTAATCTTGCAATGCAGATACAGGAATCATTATACAGCCATCCGGGTGGCATAGAGACACGGGGAACTGATGTTTTGGCAAGGGCACAGCTTGCAGGACAGGGTGTTACGCTTATAATGTTGTCGCATGAGAAGCTTCAACAGGACCCTGACTGGCTCATATCAGAAGCATTACAGTACCGTGATCATAGCTGGGAGTAAATTATGGCTATAACTGATATTAATATAAGTGGAAAAATCTATCAAGACGATGGGGGTGCTGTAAATGGGGCCACGGTTGCCGTTCTTCATACTGGTACTACGAGTCAAGAAACATCAACAACCAGTGATTCTAACGGTGCGTGGTCAATTACTGAAACTTCCCTTGATGCCACCTATGACATTAAGATCACATCGGGTGCCAGTGTCAGGTACATCCTCTGGTCTGACGAGATTACAACCAAGGGAGTAGATACTGCGTCCCTGAAGGTTCGCGGTGTGGAAGGTGCAGCAGCTCCTATATATTTCTTTGCCGATCAGGCGGATCAAGATATCGACGTATGGAGGATAAACGCAGCCGATGGGGGCATACTAACTTTCGACAACCGGGCGAGTGGTAGTAGTGACAGTGATCTCGTCGCCCAGATGACTATTACCCCTCACGCAACCGTAGCTTCGTCATCAGTGACATTCCCCGGAATTCTTGACGTAAACGGTACTGCTGATTTCGATGTAACTGATTTCGATATAGCATCATCAGGCGATATAGATCTTGTCTCTACCAACGACGCTGCTGCTGCTATCTATCTACGAGAGAACGCAGGCACAAGTGGGACTGTCAAAATACACGCAGATCAAGGAACCTCTGTTACTGAGGGTGCTGAGTCTATAAATATACTCTCAGATGCCGGGGGAGTAGGTATACGTTCAACTGCGAATCTTGCCAAGGCAGTTAACATAACTTCTGATGGTGGCACAACTGGATCCATCTCTATCTTTAACGATCAGGGAACATCGGTCACAGAGGGAGCAGAGTCTATATCACTTCTGTCTGATGCAGGGGGAGTTGGAATACGATCTACAGCGAACCTGGCTAATGCAGTCAATCTAACTGTAGACGGCGGGACCAGCTCTACTATGACATTGTTTAATGACCAGGGCACGGCAGCTACTGAGGGTGCTGCATCAATACAGCTACTGTCAGACGTAGGTGGGATCAATGTTAAGTCTGGGTTGAACGCTGCAAGTGCCATACTCCTGACTGCTGACGGTGGTACATCTGAAACGATTGTTGTTCATGCTGATCAGGGTACAGGTACCGGATCTATTCAACTCCTGTCTGATGCCGGGGGAATAACTCTGACCTCTGGAGTAGATATAGACCTCGCTGCAACTTCGGATGTAAACCTACCGGCTAATGTAGGACTGACCTTTGGTGATGATGGAGAAAAAATTGAGGGGGACGGTACTAACTTAGTAGTAGAGAGTTCAGGCACTCTTGATATGAATTCAGGAGGTGTCCTTACCTTAGACTCAGGTGCAGCTATCAATATAGAACCTGCCTCTGGGTCTGCCATTTTACTTGATGGAACTATCAGTGTAGATGCTGGGGTAGTAACAGGCGCAACAAGTATTACTTCTACCAATTTTGTAGGAACTGTTACTACTGCTACTCAAAATAGCATCACTACTATGACAGGCTTAGTCACTACTGGTGCCTTGAACTCTGGGTCTATTACAAGTGGTTTTGGCACTATAGATACAGGATCTTCAGCTATAACAACCACAGGGTTGATATCTGGTGGGTCATTGGACGTTGATGATGTACTCATCAACGGGACAACTATAGGACATACAGATGATACAGACTTGATGACAGTTGCTGATGGAGTCTTAACTGTGGCAGGCGAACTAGATGCAGCAACTCTAGATATATCGGGTAATGCTGATATAGACGGAACCACTAACCTCGATGCGGTTGATATTGACGGTAACGTACAGCTTGATGGCACGTTTATTACCGGTGCTACTACAGACGGTTACGATGTTAAGTTTTGGGGGAATACGTCCAATACATATATGCTCTGGGATGAGAGCACTGATGACCTGGTGTTAACTCTCGGAGCGGAACTATATTTCTACGATGCCGCTGGTGGTGAACACATCAAGTCAGACGGCACGGACATGACCATCTACGCCGGTACTGATCTCAACCTCACCGTTGGGGCTGATATCAACATTCCTACTGACAAGGGACTTACCTTCGGGGACGATGGGCAGAAGATAGAGAGTGACGGCACTGACTTCACGATAGCGTCAGGGGCACAATTAAACCTGACAGCTACCGGAAATGTTTCTTTCGGTGATGGAGATATCACAAACGTCGGAACAATTGATCTTGACCAGATTGACCCAGACGGTAACACTATCGGGATCGGAAGTGCGCCGAGTGCGTCAGGCTATTTTCGGATTGGTGCAACGTCTGCTCCTGCTTCTTCAACTGACTATTATCAGTCCATAGTTGGAGGTCGAGTGAATCCTGTAGGTGGTAGACGGGGCGGTTTATTTTATGTTTCAGGAACTATTGGAACCGCAGCGGATGCCAGTAACGAACATCCACTGATAACAGCAGTAAATATAGGTGCGCCGACAGTATCGGCTGGTGGCGAGGATGTCGGTAAGCTAGTAACTCTCTATGTCGCAGCGGCACCAAGCGCACTAAGTTCAGGTTCAGTTACTGAAGGCGGTCCCCATGCGCTATGGGTAGATGCTGGAACTTCACGGTTTGATGGTGGAGTGATAATAGGTGCATCAGAATCCACCAATAACTTGATTGATGATGCCAGTACAGGTTCTGGTTCTACTACGTTATATGTTGGGAATCAGTCCATCACAACATCATCAGATGCGCGATTGAAGGAGAACATAACTGACAGCACGGTTAATGCCCTGGATAAAATCAAGGAATTGCGTGTCGTAGATTTCGATTGGGTTGATCCGTCTGATACCAGTCCTAATAATAAGAACGCTCGTGGACGGTGGACAGGTATGCTGGCGCAGGAAACGGTTGAAACTGTGCCTTGGATAATCAATGCGCCACGTACTGAGGATGGAGAGATTGACCATGCAAGCAGTAATACGTGGTTCGTAGATTACCAGCATCTTGTTCCGATGTTGGTCAAGGCAATTCAGCAACTGGAAGCGAAACTCTAGAGAGGTGACGTATGTCAACAGTATATAACGAGGACGTTTTGGAGTGGCTTGAGTCCAAGAAGTCCATAATGGTGGCAGGTATACAGGAAGTACGGAGATTACAGGCACAAGGCTCGTTGTATACGACTGCAAACAAAACGACTCTTCTAAACTCAATCAAAGCGAAATGTGCTGCCATTACAGCTTTAGATGTAACTGAGTATGCGGGAGCAGATGAGGCAACATAATTTATTTTGAATGAGCGAGAGAGGCATGAGGCCGTCAAGGCACTACTGGCAATAAAAATATTACCGTTACTGAAGTCTCAGCAACGGCGTGTCAGGCTGATTGTGATAATGCAGGCAGTAGGCTTTGTACTTTTGATAGTGTTGATCGCATTAGTAGCGATATCCAGATTTATATATGGCTGACAGTCCTAATGGCAACGGTAAGAAGGGCAAAGAGTCTGTAACGCTGTCAGGGCGTGAACTGATACAGCTAGTGATATTCACGCCGGTGGTGTTTACATGGTTGTTCCTGGCAGCAAGGATCATATGGAGTGCATCTTCTAACCCGGACACCCTGGATAACATCGAGGGACTTTTAACAGCCCTCGCAGTCCTCACGATACCAGTGAGTGCGGGTATTGGAAAGATATTTGAAAGTGGCAAGGAATAGGACATGAAAAAGATAAAGCTGGTTGTCAAAGAACGCCGGATCTACTTTCCTTCAATCCCGTTTATCGGAATAACACTTCCCCTTAACCTTGCTTTCAAACTACCGGCCCTGCAAGGGCTTAGTTTCGGGCGCAATGCAAAGGCGATGGTGGTCTTCACCGTAATGATGTCCTTCGCTGTGATAGCAGGTGCGGTGTATTTCGCAATCAAGGGCATTGATCCTGCCCCTGTGTGGCCCCAGAGCGCAACGTATGACGCAGCAAGGGCGCAGAGGCTTGGACAGGAGCAGATCGGTGTAGGGCAGGATATGCCAGAAGATACACAACAGGGAACCATGACCTTGGAACTCAACATCGGTGGGGCCAGGATCGAGTCCATCAAGTTCAGTGATATGTCAGTAGGTAAAGCGTCCGGGTTGACTGATGCAATTGCTATCTCCGCTACGACAGGTAACATCCTCTGCGAGACCCTGGAACTGATAGACGTTGAGGCAACTGATTTCCTTTTCAACACGAGCACTGCCTACTCGCTACAGGTTTCAACCACTACGGCAGACGGACTATCGATCTCTCCGACGCTATCCAGTGATCCTGTGAAGTACGCCTTTGGATCTACTCGTGGTGCGCTCAATGTACCTGAAGTTTCCGGTGGTACGTTTGACAGGATACTTTTGACCAGCAGTGAAACCAGTACGGTGGGTACGATCTCGTTCACGAGGGTTAAGGCGTTTGGAGCGGGGATTACGATGACCAACCTACAGTGCGGCACGGTTGTCATCCGTGGCACTGATGCCGAGGAGTCTGTGTACGGTGACGGTACAGGTATCGATACGCCGAGCTTTACCATTGCCAGCTCAGTGAAGGTCCAGTCAAGTACATTAACGGGTAACGTAGAGAAGCCTGTTTCTGTAAAGTGATATAATCCCCTACACTTTGTTATTGCGTCGCTCTATGAGCAACGTAGTAATCAGGAGGGTATGTGAATGGACGTGTTGAATGTTCTCAGTAATTTCATTGGTAAAATTCGGCCCCAGGTCTTCCTAGCACTGACAATTCTTGGAGTGATTGCATATATAGGAGTTCAGGAGAATCTGACCGAGATTGCGGTGGGCTGTATAGCGGGCATCATAGCTCTCGCAAAAGATGTGATGCAAGCCGATGCTTAATAGACTTGCACAGGTCGCAACTATCGGGATATGCCTCGGCGTCTGGGTCACCCTCGCATGGCTGGTGATGAATGGCTAGATTACTGGAATGGTTGGGTGTTACACCTGTCGTCCGTGACGTCTGGTGCGTGAGATGTAAGGCGAGGCGCACCGTTAAGAAAATCGCAGTCCACGAGGAGCGATCAGGATCACGGCGCATGGTCGGCAAGTGTCAGGTCTGCGAATCTGCTACCTCGACATTCGTTAAATGATACCTATGTACAAGGCACCCGGCATAGAGTAAGATAGCCTCGTCATTCTCCTTTAGCTGGGCCGGGTAGTAGCGGAGACAGGCCTCTCCATAATCGCGACTACTACCCGGCCCTCTTGTTTCCGGTACTAATCTCAGGCTGTTTTTTCTTCTTTGTCATGCCAGTATCTCCTTAATAGGGTCCATGTCATCGGGACAGTACCATAGATACGCTTCTATTCCGGGTATCTGTTGCAGCTTCTCAAGCCACAGTTCCTGTTCAGGCGTGGGCTTGTTGCCTTTCATCTTGAGTTCTGTAAAGAGGAGTCGAGGGGGGCGCACAAGTACCAGGTCAGGGAATCCCTTGTCACTGCCCCTGGAGTTCCGTGTGTGATAAATTAGATCCCACCCTGTTAAAGTTGCTTCATCCCGGATCATTTCAAGAAACTCTTTCTCGTTCTTCGGCACTATTACCAGCTCTACAGGTTCTTCGATCTCTGCTTCAACAGGATCTGCCTCATGGCACTCACACTCACACTCTTCGTATTGACAGTGTCTCCACTTGTCCCGGTGTACATTGTATTTGCATATTAGTGAGATCATTCAACAGAATCTCTTGATATCAATTCCCTGAGCGCATAAGCGGCCTGTGCGGGCACGACGGCGTTGCCGAGCATCATCAACGCAGCCACCCTATCCGAGATTTTCCAAGCATCATCCACGTTACGAACAGGGGATTCAGTCTCATACATCCCACTCCGCACCGGTGTTCCGTGCTTACAGGTTGCGGGGGCGAGCTCTGGGTAGTGTTCGACGATCCATTCCCAGGCTGGGTCTCCTGGGCCAGGGGGGAATTCTGGGAGTTCGGGTCTGTCCAATTCCCAGCAATCGCCGAGAGGTTGTTCTGGTGATTCTCTCGGATCAATAGATTTGACTTGATCTCTGATGCCTGTGGCGTGGGCCAGTTCGTTGCTACCCCGTCTAGTGTTGCTCCCCACTCCGTTCCGTCCTTGCCCGTCCGTATGAACCGTCCGTTTTTGACTGTCATGGTATTCTGCACCATACCTTTGTAATCCCTCGTGGCTGGCGTGGGCCAGTTCTCCGCTTGGTTTGGAAGCATCTCCTGAAATCCAGTGTTCCTGCCCTTGTAGTCCCGTGCCTGTGGCGTTTGCCAGGATGAAGAGCCTCTCGCGCCTGTGGCTTGCGCCGATGTCCGAGGCTTTGAAACAGCCCCACTCCGCATCGTACCCTGCTTCGGCCAGCTCTCCGAGAATGGTACCAAAGTATGGGTGAGCAACGAGGCCTGGGACGTTTTCCAGGAAGACGTAGCGTGGTCGTAGTTCGCGTATGATCCTGATGGTATCGGGGAAGAGATTTCTATCGTCTGAGGCACCGGATTGTTTGCCGGCGACCGAAAAGGGCTGGCAGGGGAAACCGGAGAGCAAAAAGTCGATGTCCACTTTTCCAGCAAAGAGTTCTGTTGGGAATGTTTTAACATCAGAGTAGATCGGAGCTTCGTCAAGTAGTCCTTCTGAAGCTCTCTCTGCCAGGATTCTCGCCGCCTTGATTCCCCGTTCAACGTAACAGATCGTTCTAGTCGGGAGAACATCTCGGACTCCGAGGTCAAGTCCACCGATTCCTGAGAACAAGCTGATAACGGTATATTCGGTATATAAATCCACATTACTCCTTCTTTCTTATCTACCGCATGACCTGCATATTATAGGGGCTTCCGGGTCACAGCCATCAGGCCCTATCGGACAGACTCGTGGCACCATAAGCGTGTCGAGGATGTCCCACAGTGCGAGGCGTTCACCAAATATGCCAACCTGCTTATCGCTTCCTACAGGCCAGCCGTCCTTATCCCAAAGGGACTGGTTCTGTGATATCAATAGCTGCTGTCCCTTCCTCAGACGTGTCCCCAGTTGGGCGTAGAAGGCTTCTATGCCAGGCTTGCAGTCTCTGAGCTTGCTGATGAGCGGATGTCCCTTATAGGGGCTCGTCACGCGCATCTGTCCCTCACCAGGATGCACCTTGATACCTGTATAGTATGCGTCCAGTAGTAAAGCTATTAAAACTGTGTCGTCCATAAGTCGTCTTTCTCCTCTTTGTCAGGCGCAACAGTAGAATTGGCGTGATCATATATCATGCCGTCTTTCTCCACGAGCTTGCCTGCCTTACAGAAGCGGCTGATGGCAGTTTTTACTGCTGCACGTAGGCCATCTTCCTTAGCTTCCTTGAATTCAGCTACCAGTTTCGGTAACGCATCTTTACTTGTAGGCCCCTCAGTCTCAATGATGTGCAGTACCACCTTTGCCACGCTCATTTCACGGGCAAAGTCAGTGTCAATCGGGTCTTTTGCAACGATATTTACAGACTGAGTGGTACCGGTAGTGGGATCAGGCGTGAAGTTGAGGCGGTATGCTCTCGGCACTTCCTTGCCAACGCTGTTGCTCTTTCTATGGAACAACCCAACATCGATTTGCCCTCGCGTCACGGCAGATCGTTTCACTTCCCAGAGATTTCTCGCTGCTGCGAGTGTGTACTGGGACCCGAACAGATGACCGTCCTTGTTGGTGTGAGTTATAGTCAGCGAGGTCGAGCCCAGTACTCTCAGGGCAGCAAAGTAGCTGATCACCATCTCCTCATCCACCAGTTTGCCGCCTGTGGCAAGGCCCATCGAGTCCACCATTATGACGATAGGCGTATCATCGCCGCCCCATCTACGTTCGATGAGATCCAGTATGTAATCAGTCTCTACGACCAGGGGCTGTGTACAATATCTGTACACAACATTAGAGGGCGCGGTTATCTCCATGCCCCTATGTAGCCATTTCAAGCGATGTAAAATTTCTATCTCGTCTGTTTCGTAGTCCAGGTAGAGGACATTAGCCCGCCGTGTGACCACCTTGAGTTGAGAATTCACATGGCCTGTGTCCATTAGCGCAGCCCATTGCAGGGCCATCATGCTCTTGGCTGTGCCGGGATCTCCATATATCACATTGGATTTGCTCTCTAGTATGTACGGCTCGACAAGCCAGGTGTCTTGCTCGATCTCCTTATCCCAGAGGTCGGAGACTGCCACTTCGGGTTGCCCCTGCCGGTGGGCATCGAGCGTACGTCCGGCTAATTCCTCGGCCCAGTCGCGCCAGTTGATCCCATAGTCGGTGGCTTTGCGTCTGTCCTCAAGCAGTCTACAGAAGTCCCGCATCGAACTCATTGATGTCAACGTGGGATGGGCTCTCACGAGCTGCACGTCATCGAGCCATACACATATCTGTGCTTTCAGGCTATCCTGTCCTTTTGACACAAGCCGTGATATCTCGGCCTTGACATCGTGCCCCGCCCAGTTATCGATCCACTGGTATCCCGATCCTACTTTCTGCCACGTTGTTACGTGGTCCATTTGTACGTTCTCCTCTCATCTGTCTGCTGTTGTGGTTTCGGAACAGGAACCGGGGCTTTCTGAGGTGCGTTGTCTGTGATGGGCCGCCGTTTATTAGGTACCTGGCTACCGTCAAGTAGCAGCCTCGCAATGGTATCCATAGAATCACTGAGCTTTTCTAGCGTAGCTGACTGCCGGGATTGTTGCTGTTGGTCCCAGCAATAGCCACAATAGACAGGGCTGTGAGGGCTATCAAAGTCGCACTGAGTCATGGTCTGATCACCTTTAAGTCCTCGATGAAACAAATTCTAACGTAGCCATCTGCGTTCTCCACGAGGGCGCGATCTCTCTCTCTGAATATGTGCCGTACAAGACAAGCCTGGTGAAAACAGTCTCTAGGATCTCGGTGCAGGCACTCAGGTACCTGAGTCATTTTGACGGTTGAATATACTTTCAACATTGTTCATCCTGTGCCTTCTTAGCGCACCATTTACACAGCCCTTCCCAGGGTTCCGGCATTGGAAGCAACCCACCTGCGTGAGTGCCCCCAAAGAACAGCCCGCACGTAGGGCACTTCAGATGATCTGCAAGGGCGTTGAGTTTCAGCCCACTCACTCTTTTATATATACGGGTCAGATCGCTCCGGAGGCTGGTAATGACTGACAGAATCGGCTCCACTGTAGCCGCGATCATTCTGTCAGCATCCTCGCACATACCGCAAGTGACCGGCGGCTCCGCCTCAGCGGGAACCTTCTCTTCACATACTTCCTCAACCACAACCACTGGCTTTCCCTTGGTTTTCTTTGCCGCTTTCTTTGCCGTTTTCTTCATGCTCTTTCCCCCCTTTATTTATTTGATTCTTCCAGGGCGTTGTACAGTTCAAATGCAGCGTCCCAGATTCGATACAAAGACTCGTACTCACCAGGTTCTATCTCGACTACTTCAAAACTCAACTCCTGCTTACCCAACCGAACGATCATTGCGTCAATCGGACTCCCGGTATACGGTGCCATCGAACGAGCATACTGAGCTACCTGGACTTTATGTTCTTGATAGACTCCGTTGGAAGTCTTCCAGTCAATCAGTAACAATCTGCTATTATCACGCTCAAAAAGTGCATCAATGGTGCCTGCATAGCCATCTCCATAAACGGCTACCTCGCTGTCCACGAGCGTGAGATTCTCAGAGCTGTACCACTCATGAAATGCAGCCATTACTACTTCCAGTTCATCAGGTATACTCGGATCTTCGCCGAGCAAAAACCGATTGATTAGATCATGGGCCTGGCTACCCAGATTAGCCGCCTCATCTGCATCGGCCTTGGGCCGTGTCTTGGCTTCAGCCACGGCCTCATCGAGTAACGATGTGTGGATAGGCTCACCTATGTGGCCTTCCAGGTACTCCTTCATTGATTCCCTGCCACGCTTGGCGAACCAGTTATTTAACGCTGGCTTAGGGATGATTGTTCCAAGAACCGTCGTAACGCTGGGGGACTCCTTCCCATCAACCAAATAGTACCGTCTTGTACGTTTAGTAACTCTTGCAATATGTGTGTGATCAAGCCGCTGTTGAAATCGGTTTAGCGGAATAAGTTCTGAGGTAGTCATAGAGTTTCCTCAAACATTTCTTCTGTACTGGCACTGCTTTCAGGTTTAGATTCAGGCACAGGTTCAGGTTCTGGCTCTGGTTCCTCAAGAATCATCCTTGTGATCGGATCCAGTGCCTCTCGGACCATCTCACACGCGGCACTGATATCAACTGGGCTTTTGTGTTTAGCTATGATTGCCACTGTAAGTTCAGATCCGATCTTTGCTGCCACCTGTCGAACGATTAATCTGTCTTTGGCGTTAGGTCCCTGAACAGCAGGAGTTGTGCTTGGCTGTGGCGGAGTTGCGTTATTTGTAGGGACGTTTTGTGCGTCGGCCTCTAGGCTCCGGGCAGATGTCACATAGTTGTTGTGATACACGTTGCCGTTCTTAGCCGTCTCGCTGCGATTCTGCACCTCTAGCAGCCAGTGCGTCCGGCTTTCTATCGGAAGAAGGTCGCGCTCTTCCATAACACGGCCAATCCACTCTGGAGACTCTTCAGGCTTGCCGCCGATCCACACAGTGGAACCATCGTCTGTTACAAGCGAGGCCTTCAGGAGCCATATCTTGTTGCTCTTGGCGTTGAGCTTTGGTTCAACATCCTTGATGCGGCCTGTCATTTGCATTGATTATTCTCCTCAGTGTTGATTGTGTAACCTAGCTTAGCTATATCGTCAGCCGTGAAATACACACCCCGGCCTAACTTGACTCCTATTCTGTCTGTAGTCTTTGCCGATTTAGCTGAGTGCCTCCAACGGCGTTGGAGGGAGTCTGGGTGCAAAGGAGATGGCACTATCCTGCCTGCCGCATAGATGAGCTGATACCACCTCTCTTTTTGCTCTCCGCCCACAGGGTCATCGGCTATGACAGTGAAGCCCTCGTCATGCAATTCTATTCTTATACTCATGTTTCCCTCTCTCTCTCTTTACGGTCTGAATGTGTATACAATTTTCGACTCGCTCCGATCCATCTTTCTCGCAGCTCCATCCCCAGTCATACTTATGGACGGCTACGCCCTCAACAGGCTTTTGGGATCTGGTGTGTACCAGATACGTGCCTTTAATCGGACAACTCATCGTCATCAGTTGATCATGCCACGCATCTGTTATCGCATCAATTAGGTTTGGTGATGTCGTTGCTATTCTCACGGACTACTTCCCCCTCTCCATTGCAAGTTTCACAAATCGCGTGTGGTATCGGTAATAATGTCGAGGCATCTCCAGATTCGTACTCAGCTAGGACAAAACCTCGTCCATTACAGTCATTACAGCCATCGACTGTCATCATGTCTCCTTTCTATGCTTTTGTTACACTCAACTTTCGTGCTACATCTGCTTAGATGGTTCACTCATGTATTCTGCTACATCCCTCAAAGTGGTTCACTCATTCTTGCTGCTACATCCCTGTATCTGGTTCACTCCAACATAATGCTACATCTCTTTGTTTGGTTCACTCGCATCTCTTGCTACATCTTGATCAGTGGTTCACTCAATCCTTGTGCTACATCTTGTTGACTGGTTCACTACCGCCCTGTGCTACATCTTGTTGACTGGTTCACTCCTTCTCTTTGCTACATCAAAACGCTTGGTTCACTCTGTTTCTTTGCTACATCCCGAAGGTTGGTTACCAATTTGGGGGCGGAATAAACGCTTGGTGTCCACCTATGGCAATCACCCAGGGCTTGGGTGGAGCCGTGTTGTTCTTTATCTCATATCCGACATACCAGTAATGACTTAGGAATAGCTTTACCGCCCACCGCAAAGCCCGCATACGAATTTGGCCGTCAGGAAGCCTACCCTGCTCATAAGCCTTCTTTGCACTTGTCTCTTTCTTATAGGAACCACTGGATAGAGCCTTCTTCGCAGTCTCGGCGTACTTCCCTGCATCATTGTTCGCTATCTCGTACAGCTTTCTATCAGCGAGCATGTGACCGTAGAAATCCTTATCACTGTTCTGCACCTTCTCAAAGGAAGATGCAATCTTGAAGCACAGTGTCTTCAGTTGACTGTTCCACGGACGCTTCTCGTTCTTGTCCCATGTTACCGTAGGGTCAAGTCCTGCAAATCGCCATATACCCGCAGGGGTTTTTGCTATGTTCAAATCTATATGTGCAAGTAACCCTGCTGTAATAACTGGACCGATTCCATGTATTGACCTAGCCCACTGACCCAGTGCCTGGCTTGAACCGTATTCATCCAGAACTTTATAGATCTGGTTCTCAGCAAACTTGAAGTTCTTGAAGTTGACATCCAGCAAATTGTGAGGTTCCTCGGCCTTCTTAGTTTCGGCAATCTGATTTCCAGCTCGGATACGGCCCTTCTGTGCCATGTAATAGTTATCGACTAAGAACCTCGCTTCTTTAGCTGTTGCAGATCTAGCCAGCTTTCGCAGGTCATCATCAATAGCGGTCATAGATTCGGGGGCGCATCCGGGGCAAATGAGTCCAGACCCACAGAGAAAACATTCATCCTGTAATTCAATCTCAACCTTGGCAACTGTCATCATGTCTCCTTTCCTATCCTAATGTCGTGCTAGACGTTAGTATAACACAAACCTTGTGCATTTCGACCACGATTCTACTAGATTCCCTCACAAGTCTCTTAAAGAACATGACATGTAGTACATACCTGTTCTTAAGAACAGGTATGTACTAGTACAGTACAGTTCATGTCTGTTTTTCTACGACATGGTAATTCGGATAACGTCCAACAATTTTGTACTCATCGGATTGCTCCTCGACAAATGCAACGTGGATCGCGTTCCGAATGTCTCGTTTCGACTCGCCATAGGGATGCTCGTAAATGTGAAGTTCTTCACCATCGTGGACGGTGAAGAATTTCAGTGAGCGATAATCGCCACGTTTCAGCGTCCCAACATGCCACCATCCTAGTACCATCCTATTGTCGTAGCTACTCATACTTGCACTCCTTCCGGGATGCCGCCTAATCGCCCCTCATCCACATCGAGTAGTTGTTGCTGCGAAAGCGCATCCTTCCTGACATAGACATCATCGCCCACGTTTATGTAGCTATTAGCATCACTACTGGTACAGTTAATTATGTCTCCGGTTAGATAGCCGTCACCATCCACCTCTGGGTAGTAGTCAGTCCAATCAGCGGAGTTAATGAGGCCAACGGCGATAGGATTTTCGTAGTGCAGTCCCTCTGCCTTCTGGACTATGATATTCAGCAACTCCCAGGATGTGGGTTCTCGACTGTCGAATTTCGGTCCACCCGCCCAGTATGTGACTATCTTGTAGCCACTCTGTGTGTGATGCCACGGCTCAAATTCAAACCATACAAGATCCCCATGCTTAACAGCGTGACGCTCATCAGCCGTTAGGCGTGTGACGCTCCTGTACTGCATCGTTCCCCAGCCGTTTTTCTGCGCAGTTTTTGATTCAATGAATTGTTGTCTCAACTTTGCACCTCACTGGCCTTGGCTGGTCGGGACCGAGTAAAAACTCGCTTCGCGGTGGTTGTCAGGGTATCGTTCTCCCGCCAAGGCGAGTAATGGGACTCGTAGCGAAACACGCTCATGGTGGTTGCAGCGGCGAATGCATCGCCCTTGCTACCTACAGTGCACTTCTGGAACAGGGTTACCCACTCCAGCATCTCCTTGGTGGAGAAGCCCAGATATTTCTCGCCATAGACCCGAATACCGTATTTCCCTCTCATACGTTCACCTCCTCGGTGGCCCTGGCTATGGCATCTTCAGCGTGTTTCTTAACTGCGGCGAGTCCTACGGCGTGAACCAGGATATCCACCGGAATCAGTGTAGGAGTATTACTATCGCCTGCAAACAAGGCCAGGCACGGTATCAATTCATCAGTAATGCTACCCATGGTGTATGTCATGGTCCTGCCAGTTACAGGCTCCTCATAATGCCAACTGGGACTGTCCGCTGTAATGATCGGTTCTCTTCCTGTTTTTGTCATGTCATCTCCTTCACTGAACTCCAAGGATTAACCACCGGAATGTGTGTCGTTGTCACCTCGCTTCCATCATTTGATTAGCAAGCAGCCATGCACTATTTCTCATATTTACGTAGTTGTCACCTAGGATATCTATGTCGCCTTTACCCACAACCGCTTGGATTGATTCCATCATTACCATGTCTGCATCGCAATAATCGTGCGAGTAACAGAATCGATTACTGGTTCTTGCGGAATTTGATATACGCATGGCATCAAATTCCGCACACGTTAATTCATCCCGCAACCCTGCAATAAATCTACGAGCTATCCTCGCCAGTGAGTTGCCACCTGTTATTTTTGTCATAGCCATTACTCCTTGAACTGTAAGGTCTTAACTACCGGAATGTGTGTCAGTAGCCTCGCTTTCTGTTGAACAATTTTCACATGTCCAAAATTCGACATGTTCCCAACTAGAGCCGTTACTAGAGCCGTTCTGCCATGATTCGGTGTGGCTATAGCGTATCGTGGTATCCTCAACCAGGCATTGGGGGCAAGTTGCGTAATCCTCAGTTAATATTTTCGGCGGGTTGTATAATAAATCACTCATTTGCCATTGCTCCTCAACTGAACTGTAAGGATTTAGCTTGATAACAGCCGCTAATCTTGTGCCTGTTGATATGCCGGATACAGGTGTTCCGGGACCGCGTCGATATGGCGGAGTACATATAGTTCGTACTGATCAACATCGTAGGATTTCAGTTCAGCAACGCCTATAGCGCTCAGGGCTTTATCGATTGCATCTGATGGGCAAGTGGCGTCAACCGTTGCGATTACTTCATCGCCCGGAGGGTAATTCATGGCAGCATCGGTATCGATTACCAGATAGATCATAATTCAAACTCCCCGGCGGTATTATGGGCCCCGCCATCCGGCCGCTATGATTAGCTATCCGATGGAACCTTGAAAAGATTTTCAAGGTTCCGGCAGTAGCTAATTTTGTGACAATACCTTGAGGGCTAGCTCGTATTCGTGGTCAAGGTTATTTTTGAGTGTTTGCCGCATCCTGGCTTTAACCTCGCCATGCGTTGCCGAGATGGCCTCTACGCCTACGCCGCGTAGCGCGGCAACAATCGTCCTAACTTTTAATATTTTCGGTGGGTTCATCAGTAAGTTGAATCGCTGCTCCATTGTCATGTTGTCACTAACTCCTACAACGCCTATTAAATGTGAGTTTGTTCGTATCTTTTTTCTGCGCCATCTGCAAACGGTTCCCAAAAGATCTTATGTATCTCTTCTGTTACGTCCGATTCCATTGCCAGGTATGTTGATAGCATGCGCATAGTGCGCCAGTCTGCATCATTCGCAGACATTGCCCGAACATCTGCGGCATCTGGTTCGTTATCAGAGGCCTTCAGGGCTATTTCATTTGCACTGTAATGGATGACGTATTCATTGCCATCTACAGATTCACTCACGAACTGTTGACGTTCATCATCTTGCCCATTTGGATATTCTTTGATTGCTTCCTCTGCTATGTTTCGTACTGTTTTTATATAATCCAATTCACTCCAAGCCATTGTCATTTACTCCTGTGTGTGTGGTTATCCGATTGTCGTTACTATGTCGCGTACATAGTGGTCTGTATCAGTCAACATTTTGATTAGGTCTGGCGCGTACTGTGCCGCACAACTAAATCTACCCTCGGTCGAACCACGGTATCGAACGTTGACATTCTGCAGCCTAGGCAGTTCTTCCAGTTCTTCAATTGTCGTAATCCATCTGTCACTTCCAATGATCATTTGTGTTTCCCCCTTCCATTAGATTTAGGCCTTGATTGCCCATGTCATAACCTCCGGAGGCCATGACATCGATAATCAAAATGGCATAGGTTGACCCTATACTTTGCGCTACTAACGCGGCGCATAATCAGGCAAAACCTGAAGCGGTAAAACTATTCCTGATGCTTACAGGCAAGGATGGATTTAATCCCACCCACAACCCGATAACAAACATTCTTATAATGGACATACCCACAACACAATGTGCCGTTGCGCTTATGAAACCTTCCCTTGAATTCGGCACAGGGTTGCACTGGTTTGGGCTTGATACTGGCAAGCCTCAGGCCCGATGTCCAGCGATATTGCTCAATGTTCCTGGGCTTGATAGGCGGCTTTACCAGTGAGTCGTTGAGAATCTTCCAAGGGTATCTTGGAGATTCCCAGTTCACCTTGGCTTTGCCGCCACGCCGTGTTGGTCGTTGTCCCATCACTCACTTCCTGTCGTCTATGTTGGCGTCACGCTAGCTATGAAAACACACCTTCAATGGTTTGTCAAGTCTTAGCTATGATCTGGCTATGCAGTCATGTGACTGAGGTACAGGCTGTCATGGTGGGCACAGTCAGGCGATCCATATAGCCTCGTCTGACAGACCAATGCCAAATCAGCTGATATGGCCTGGCACGACATGGCACGTATGTACAATTGTGTATACATGTACATCGACACGAAATAAAGACCTTCAGAAGTCTTTCCCCGGAGTACACTGTCTTGGGGGGTGGGGATCCCGATCCGGATCCCGATCCCACGCACACGCGCACGAGGGGGGCAGGGCTTGGCGATGTCTTTATATTACTATGGATACCCGTGCCAGAATTTTGCATGTATCAGGCGGTTACAGTGTATACACGTACATGGTTGTACAGTCATGGACGGCTGTATACAGTCATGTACACTGTATACACATTCTATACATTTAAAGAATTACAGTTATTACGGTTATTACGGTTATTTATGTATGTTGTCGGGATTAGTACATGGTTTGATTAAGTTAACCGGGGTGTGATGAGATCGCCTTTAGAGGCATAGATCGAGTTACGCCCCGGTGTATTAAAAAGGTTCACGGTTCTTAAGACATGTCTTGTACTGTACTGTCTTGTCTTTAAATATTACATGTATTACATGGAATACAGGTACCTTTACAGGCACCTCATGTAATACATGTAATAGTTTCTTTCTTTGTTACTTTCTTTCTTTGTTTGTCGGAGAAACCGTAGAAAGGGTAGAAAGGGTAGAAAGGGTGCTGGCCGTTCTCGGTGGTTTCCATTCCGCTGTTCCGTATAGGGGTGAGAACGGCAGAACGGAAACTACTGACAGGCTCTGGGTGGCTTGTTACAGTGCTGTATTCCGTTCCCGTGAATTTCCGTGTAGTTATTGCGGTACATGTATTGACAGTAATGGGATATTGAAGTACGTTTAGGTGTGGGGAAGCGTGATATGAGTACATATAGTATTTATAATGACCGGTATGAGAAGAGAAAAGGCAGTACGAGGGGCCGGATGAGTGGTAAGTCTCTTGATATAGCGAGAACGGTGTTAATGGAGCCTGACCTGAGTTACGAGTTGATTGCGGGCAGGTTTGGTGTATCGAGGCAGAGGGTGGGGCAGATCGTGGTGAGGATGGGTGTGGCGAGGAACAGGATAAATGAGATGAGGCGTTCTCTCAATATACCGGGCGGAGGCGGAGATGGTGAAGAAGAGTAATACTGATAATAGTATTCCTGTTAAAAAGATGCTTGCGAACCAGGATGCTTTCCTGGCCGCGTACACGCTGGTTGGTTCGGTGAAAAAGGCGTGTGAGTCCATAGGGATTACGAGAGAAGCGGTATCTTCGTGGAACAGGAATGATATAAAGGGATTTAGGGAAAGGTACATATCGGCGCAGGAAGATTTCAGGGAAGGGCTTCAGGACATGGCGGTGGAAAGAGTCAAGATGCAGAAGCCGTCTGATAATCCCGTGTTGCTGATAACCCTGCTCAATGCCCACTGGCCTGAGAAGTACCGGCGCACAGGATATGCTGTCGAAAGCGCAGGTAAGGATATGATCGACGCATGGAAGAAGTGGGAAAAAGAGAACAAGAAGACAAAGGGTAAAGAACAGGTAGAACAACGCGACAACGCTGTCGAGGAAGCCGAGAGGATCCTTGCCAGGAAATCTAACAGCGACACAGACGGGACCAACGGCTGATAGCCCGTCTATAAATGACTATATCTTCTCGCGGCTTGAGTTCATGCCCACACCCCTTCAGGCGAGTATACTCAGGTCAAGGAAGAGATTTGTCCTCGTGGCAGGCGGGGAACAAGCAGGGAAGTCTATGGTGGCTTCCAAATACCTGGTATCGAGGTTCCTTGAGAATGAGGACCCCGGACTGTACTGGCTTGTCGCCGCAGACTATGAACGCACAAGGGCAGAGTTCGATTACCTGGTCGAAGACTTTGCGACACTCGGTGTCCTTTCGGAAGTGTCTAAAAGGGTTGACCCCGGACGGATTGTCCTCGCCGACGGCACAAAGATAGAAACGAAATCCGCAAAAGATCCCAGGACACTCGCAATGAGAGCCCCTAACGGGATTCTCGGCTGCGAAGCATCACAGCTCGATCTCGACTCCTATCACAGGCTCAGGTCAAGGGTCGCACCGAAACGGGGCTGGCTCTTCCTCTCAGGTACGTTTGAAGGATCACTCGGCTGGTATCCACAGCTCTTTACCTCGTGGCAGGCAGGAAGAGATGACGAACAGTCCTTCTCGTTACCCTCATACTCCAATACGAACCTGTACCCGGAAGGGATAAATGACCCTGAAATACTCAAGCTCAAGACAATGGCTTCCGATGAGTTCTTCATGGAACGTATACAGGGTATCCCGTGCCCGCCCGTGGGACTCGTGTTCGGTGAGTTCAGGGCTGACCTTCATATAGATCCAGAACTTAAATACGTTAAAGGTGAACCGGTGTACCTGTGGATGGACCCGGGGTACGCAGGAGCATACGCGGTAGAAGCGGCACAGATTATTAACGGCCAGGTCTGCGTGTTCGACGAGATATATGAACGCGGCCTGACTACCGAAGAGGTCATAACCGTAACAACGAACAGGCCCTGGTGGCCCGATGTCCATTCGGGAACAATAGATATAGCAGGCTACCAGCACCAGGCCATGTCTGCACCCGCAGAGATGTGGATGGATAAGACAGGTATATATCTCGATGCACAGAAAATACGGATAAACGAAGGTACCGAACGGCTCAAGGGATATATGAAAGTAGATCCCATGACAAGCAAGTCAGGTATCGTGTTCGCACCGAACTGCACAGGGATACTGTCCGAGTTCGGTGCTGTGCCGAGCCCGTTTGACGGCCAGACACGGGCCTACAGGTGGAAATCTGACCGGGAAGGCAACATAGTCGGAGAAACACCCGAAGATAAGAACAACCACGGTGTTAAAGCCGTGATTTACGGCCTGGTCAGCAGGTTCGGGTACGGCGTGGTTAATAACAGGGAGTTCATAAAGATTAAGAGGCACTGATATGGCACGACCCAGGCCTGAAGATATAATCGATAAGGTAGAAGCACACCGCGATGCCACCAATACGCTGCGTGATCGTATGGATGCAGATCACCAGCTCTATAAACTTACTCCGTTTGATGCGGGTGACGGCTACCAGAGCTACACGTCTAACGAGCCGCAGACATATGCCGATAAGGTCGTGGCATGGCTTACCGCAGCCGATATGATTGTGCGGATACCGCCCAACGGTAATCCCCGCAATAACCGTGATATCAATAACGATAAGGAACGGTTTATCATCGGTGCGCTGCGCTCTGCCGATGAAAGACTGACTAAAAGACTCGTACCCGGCCTGAAAGATCAGCTTGCATGGCACATAACTGTCAGGGGCTGGTATGCGGGTAGGGCTCTTCTTACCAAGAACAGTGATAATAAAACTACCGTAGATATCACGCCTTGGGATCCAATGCACACTCACTGGGGCGTGGGACCGGATGGTCTTGCATGGGCCTGCTACAGGATCAAGAAAACACTCGACGAGGTAGAGTCACAGTACGGTGTCAGGCTCGGAGAGAGCCGTATGGATACCGATGGGATTACGGTATATGACTATTACGATAATGAGTACAACACTGTCGTTATACCCGGCAGGTTTATTAAGAAGCGCACACCACACGGCTCCGAGGGACAGGTTCCTGTATTCCTCGGCCCTGTTGGTTCTACACCACTTGTTCAGTCACTGGAGTGGTCGTCTATAGAAGATACGCTTGAAGACTACGGAGAGTCAGTATACAAGGCAACAAGAGAACTCTACGACAAGCATAACCTGATGATGTCCGTGATGCTTGAACTTACGGCAAGGGCAAGGAAACAGGGACTGAAGGTCAGGTCAAGGGACGGTGTGAAAACACTTGAAGAGGATCCATACCAGGAAGGTACGGAGATATCCCTCGGACAGGGCGAGGACGTGGAACCGCTCGGCCTGATGGAGATGGCACGGGAGTCCGGTGCATTTATGGGACTCGTGTCGGGAGAGATGCAGAGAGGCTCTATCCCGCATACGGTTTACGGTGAGATACCGTTCCAGTTATCAGGGTTTGCCATAAACACTCTCAGGCAGGGCGTGGAGTCCGTACTCGTGCCCCGCGTAGGTGCTATGCAAAAAGCCTATACCCAGATATCTAATATGCTCTGTGATCAGTACCAGTCAGGCTCATTTGAGGCAATGGAACTCACGGGGCAGGACAATAACAGGATGTACTTCTCAGAGACAATTACTCCTGAAAGGATACGAGAAGGCGGTGACCCTGAGATAAAACTCGTTACGAACCTTCCCGAAGACGATATGTCCAGGTACGGGATGGCACAGATCGCAAGAGAGGGACAGACACCGCTTCTGCCAGACCTGTGGATACGGGACAACATCCTCGGTATACAGGACTCCGACCAGATCGAGGATGCAGTCAAGGAACAGATCGGGGAACGTACTCTGCCTGAAGCAGGTATATGGTCACTCTACCAGGCTGCTGTCAAACAGGGCAGGGAAGATCTTGCCCAGCTATATCTCGGAGAACTCCTGTCGATGTTATTTGCCAAAGCACAGCAGATGGCCCAGACTATGGGAGGGATGGCAGGGCCACCACCAGGAACTCCCTCCCCTGGGCCGGGAATCGCTCCCCCCGCAGCAGGTGGCCCGCCACCTATGCAGCCACCGGGAGTCATGCCGCCAGCTATGGCAGGAGTACCGCCTCCTATGCCAACGCCACAGGGTGGGCCGGTAGTTCCACCGGGACAACCAAGACCGGGGGCACTGACTGAAGAAGAGCGATTACGTAGAATAGGACTTGCAGGACCGAGAGGATAACAGATGGCTATAGGACCGTTTGAAGGAAAGTCGCCATTCAGTATTACAGATATTGATCCCAATGACCTGTTAAGGGCATACGGGGATCTTTCTCCAGCCCTGTTTCATGGAATGATCACACAGGGAAGAGGCCCGATAGAGATAGCCTGGGATGTAGTAACAAATAAAAAGGGACAGCAAGGCCAGATCGGCACTACTTTTAAAGACTTCAATAACAGGTTAGGAGATGGTCAAGGACTTCCCGAAGAGGAGATGAACGACTATACAAGAGTAGTCTTGAATGGCGGCAATCCCGGAGATGTTGCCAGTGCTCAGATGGGATCTACTGTTAATAATGTTGAGAGAGTACAGTTAGCTTATGACCGAGAAGAAAAGAGCAGAAGTTTTGCCGCAGCGGCAAATAAAAGATTTCCTGAACTCGGCATGATGGATCTTGATATATTCATTAAGGATTATCCTGAACGGGCTGAACAGCTAAGGATTAGCCTGGAAGAAGTAGGTCTTACCTTTAATGATATTAAGGGATATCTGGAAACACATCAGAAAGAAGCATTGGGAACAGGCTATGAGCCTCCCGGTCCACCTCCATCAGATGGCGAAGATCCTACAGAAGAGTTTTTTAAGACAACAGAGGCGGCGGCTGCTGCTGCTACAGATCCTTATGCAGATCCTGATGTAGTTGGATATCAATCATATGATCCGAAGATTCAGGAAACAGAGCTTGAAAAGTTGCGCGGAATCCTGTATCAACCTGAAGAAGAACAGTCATTAGCAGATTTACAAAAGGTGCAGTACAGTTTAGAAAGTGGATTTGAAAGTGAAAACGAGGCTGAAGAAGATGAAAGATCTAAGTATGTTCAAAACAATAGCTTACCGCCAATAGTTATGCTGTCACCAAAAGAACAGTTTATGATGATAGCCGGTTCTAAGATGGGTGCTCAAATGTCCAGACCCGGTATGCGTCAGCAACTTGCAGCATATCACGATACAGCTTTCGGTGGATTTGTATTAGATAATATAGTGCCCAGAGATTATCGGGCAACACCAGATCCAACTACAGTAGAGTATCCTTATCAGTATTATATGAGGGGATTTACAGAATCACCTACTGAATTCCACTCTGATAAAGTAAAAGAAACACGAAATAATAGCATGGCTAAGTTAATAGAGATGGGGAAAAGTATGGAAGACCTGAGTGGTTATTCTTACTTTGATCGAAAAATAGCACATAACAATGCCATGCAAATTGCTGCGGTAAAAACTAATGCAAACATAACCGGGATTGGAATACATGGAAAACTTGAAGAAGCAGGTTTTAACAGTATGTTGAACCGATATCGGGAAGAGCGTGGTCTTGGCAAAACGAAGCTTGGTATAGCTGCATGGTTTGCCCAGAAAGGCCCTCGTTTTAACGTACGACCAGCGGCTTAATAAAAATTAGTGTAAGCCAAGGAGAAAAGTGATGCCACTGAGATGGGATCCCAACACATTTAGATATGTAGATACTGGGGAAGAAGGAGGTATCTACGGAAGTGCCTATGAGGGCGCAATTCTGCCAACGCTGCCTGCTGCACAGCAGTTCGGTGCTGGAGCCGCAGCCGCATTACCGGGGTATTATGATAATCCCTATGCACAGAGTGCTGTAGAAAGGTTATATGATCCCCTCTATGGACAGTATCTTACTGGATTTGGTGGCGTTACAGGCGAGGAAGAACCAACACAGTCTTTTGCAAAGTATGCAGGCGAAGCCCTTAGAGGAGGCATACCTGGAGGAGGCCTACCTGGTATTGTTGGTGAAGCTAGGCCTGATAACTGGCAAGATATCCTTACTGTAGCCAGGGCACGGGGATTAGGATATACCGGAGTCCAGCCTGGTGCAGAGTTAGAAGATAGGTGGGCACCTGCATTATCAGATCAAGCACAAGCAAGGGCATTAACAGCCCTGGCAACATATGACCCTACTGCCGGAAGTATATATGGAAGGATGAGACAAAGAGGATTGGAGCGGTTGCAACGGCGGTTTGGAGCAGGTGAAATACTAGGAAAGGGAGATGTAGTGCTGGGAGGTCCCGCTTCCACCACGGCAGACTGGCTTGCCTTTATCACTGACCCGTCGAGAAATATTGTTCCAGAACAATACCGATATAGAACGCCTACATATGTTGGGCAAACTGGAGCAAACTTTGATCCTACAACAGGTTTCCCGTTAGACCCTACGGTTAGCCAGTCTTCCACTATGTTTACCGAACCAACCGCTGGTCGTGAAGTTGATCAAACTGTTAAGTCCC